TTCTGTGTATCCATAATAGTATTACGAATCATTTGATCTTTCATTTGAAACTCCATACGCGTAACTTCATCTGGTGGAATTACAGGTAGTTCTTTTGCTTCAGCAATATCAGCTTGCAACATAAAATACATACTTATTAAGGTTGCCATTGCAAAACCTATACCTATCAATGTTTTTATGCTTAGTTTAAAAGACGTATCTTCGTTTAATTCTTTTGCCATTCTAAAATATAGTATAATTTAATCCTAATTTAAAATCGTACCACTCACGATTCCAATACTTATTATATTTACCTTCTACAAAATAACCTAGTTGCTTGTTTACTTTTATTCCGTATATTAATCCACCAGAATAATCATACCATTGCTCGTCTTCTATATAATTGTGATATGAAAACTCATTACCATCATCATAATGCCAAGGCATTAAACTTCCCCAAACGTGCAACCAAGTTTTTTTATTGTATTTATAATAATCAAAACCCATAACTAAAGAGTGTTGAATTATTTTTTTTAATTCGTTTCTTTTCTTTTCGGTATATTCCGCTAATACTTCAGGTATTACAACTGCCTCCCAAACTTCAGCGCTAGTAGCTACAACTTCTCCTGCTGGGTTGTAATATGTGTTGCTATACACATCTACTTCGTAACCTTCTTGTAACGCTAAATAAGTATAATGTATATTACCATTATCTAACATCCATTTAGCCAGAGGATCATAACCATATGGCTCAGCGAGACGATGTGTTAAACCAACATTCCACGATAAGTTTTTTCCTTTACGATGTCTATATCTCTCTGATGCTTCAAAATATTTAATATCAGCAAAACCATCCTCTAAATATTCAACTTTTAAAGCAAAGAAGTTTACACATAACTCATTTGGACAACCATCATCAGAACTAAATCTAATAAAATGGTGTTGATCTAAATAATCTACACCTTCTTGTCTTTTATAATCAACCTCAAATAAATACTCAACTCCTCTTACTTTACCTACAGTAGCCGCATCACTGTAATTAGATTCTGTTCCATCGTAAAAAGTTTTAGCTTTGTTTTCGTAACCAAACCTAGCTATTTTACGTAGACCTATGGTAAAGTTATAATCATAAGGAGTTGAAATAGTCTGCGTAGATAAACCATTGTCTACAGAGAATATATCAACATCAGAAAGTGACGTACCACCATTTACCGCGGCATAAAACGTAGAAAACTTTAAAAGTCTTTTTACATCTATTGTTTTTGCTTGTGCACAACACTTTTTAGGCGCCGAGCAAGCAATTAAAATAATTGTTAATAATATTATTAGTTTTCTTACCATCTTTTTATTATCACTTATTTTTTGAATTGTTTACTTATCTAGATCTAACTTTTCGTTCTTTAACTTTTCTTTGCTTAACACCTTTAGACTTTGTGTTCTTTTTATTTATACCAGCTTTTTCTTTTGCCTCTATAATAGCTTCGTTGTCTCCTAAGCCTAAACTCCAAGTAGTATAACCACTAAAAAACATTACTCTTTGAAAATTAGTATAATCTTTATCAAGAGCATTACGCATGTTTATGCTTTTTTGGTATAATCTATTTGCTGGAAAATTAGTTAAAGCTTGAGTGTAATTAGTAACAGCTGACCATTGTGGATTATCAGCATCGAAAGTTTCCATTTCGCTTATAATATTTTCATTATAATTAATAGTTTTTTCAGCATTAACTATTTGTCTAGCTTTAATACCAACAACAGGTGAAAAGTTTAATAATTCCATTAATACCGCGCTTTCATCTTTGTTATAACCTTTATCTCTTTGTTCTTTCCATTTTCTAACAGCGTTTTTAAGCGTAGACGCAACAGCTCCATATATACCCGCGCCTCTTAATATAGAGTCAATAGTACCTTGTATAACTCTTTCGCTTTTCTTTAATATTTGATCTTCATCTTCATCATCACCAAACATAACAGCAAACAAAGCGGTTTGTAAGCTATAGAATATAACGTTTTGTATACCGCCGTAATATAATATTTTAGATAAGTTACCTAAGTTACTTTGTGCTTTAGTTGTATATGGTGGAGATATTCTACCTTTACCAATATCTAAAGCTGCTTTTTTAATTATTCTATTATATTGTGACGTGATATTTTGAAAGTTTAACACTAACTTACCTATCCAACTAGCTTGCTGTTTAGATGTCATATCAGGTCTTGAAGACTGCTGAGTTGATTGTGTTAAGTCTTGAAAATCAGTAAAAGCTTTTGCTTCAGCTTCTTTTTTACTTAAACCATCTTTAATATATTTATTTACCCTGTTTCTATAAAACGTAGCGCCACCAGTTGCAATTGCAATATTATCACCAATTTGTGTAGGTAAAAATCCTAATTTTAACAATCTACCTATAACAACTTTAGTTGGATCTTTTGATCCTTTAACCGCTTGAGCAAGATCAGCACCATTAATATCTGTACCAATACCACCTCTTCTTTGTTTTAACATATCTGAGTTAAATATAAATGCAAAATCTTTCCAGTATTGTGGTTGATTAGAAAAAGCTTTAGCAGCAGCAAATACATTGTTATCAGCAAAGTTTATGTAGTTTACAATAGACATTTGCTGTAATATAGCAGATCTAACGTTAAAGAACATTACAGTACCAACAGAACCGTTTAAATAATTCATAAACTTATTTATAGTACCAGTCTGCCCTTTAGGTCTATTAACACCAGTTTTAATTCTATGAAGCATATCTTCTAACGCGCTTCTAAAATCTTTACCATAAGCAGCTTCAATTTTATTTAAGTTTTCAGGTGAAAACAATATATCAGCATTTTCATTAAACTCAGCAAAGTATTCAGCTCTACCAACTCTACCTGTAGCATCTATTAAATCTGTTTTTATATTACCACCTTCCCAACCTTTACCTGGATCTACATACATATCTTGCTTAGATATTATGTTTAACGTTTCAGCGTAAGACTGTAGTTCAGAGTCGTTTGTAATTAAATCAACTAAATTTTGTTGATCACTTGGTGATAAACCAGGTATATCGTAACCATGTTTATTCCACAAATAAATTCTAACTGCGTCTTCAAATATAAAATCTCCATCTGGAGTTTTCTTTTTTAGTTTCTTTTTAACACCTGTAAACTGCTTGTTTAGCTGTTTATAATCATTAGCTATAGCTTGTTTAGCAGTATCTATTTCTCTATATGCTCTATTTAAAGGTCTAACTAAAGCTTGTTCAAAAAAGTTTCTATGTTGATCACCTTTTCTACCTTTACCCATAAAGTTATATAATAAACCTACAAAATCTTCATGTGACGGTGGTATAAAAAATCTAAACTTACCTTTACTAGCACCACGTTTTCTAGCTTTAACATCAGAAAAACGTTTTTTAGCTTCAATACCAGTTACTTCTTCTAATATATCATTGAAATCTTTATCTATTGATTTACTAAACTTAACTTTAGCTTGTTGAACTTTAGACTTAACATCAAATTGATCCAACATGTTTTTAACAGCTTGTACGTTTTGCAAAGCATCATCAGCAAAATAAAAATCATTATAACCTTCACCAACTTTATCAGCTATCCAAAGTGCTTTTGCTTCAGATGTACTGTTGCCTAAGCCAGTTATGTTTTTTAAAGGTATGTTTAAACCGTTAGCTTTTAAAAAATCAAATATAGCTTTTTGAGCTTGAGGTGGTCTAGCTGTTAATACAAACATATTTTCAGGACCAAACTTACCTTGTAGCTTTATTGCTTTATTAAATAGCGGTGCTAACTTACCCTTTACAACCTTGTTGAAGTCTGAAAAGTCAAAAGTAAAACCTTGATCTTGTAAGTCTTGGTATGTGCTAGCAAATTGTTCTGCATTTAATGTTCCTGTAGCGCCATCTGGAGCGGTATATTTAACTAATGACTCAGTTGTAGCCAACGTGTCGTCAAAATCTAAAACAGTAATACCTTTAGGTTCTGATGTAATTCTAACTTTGTTTACGGCTTTACTAAATTGTTGCTGTGGTTTTAAATTAGATTTTATAATCGGTGATTTACCAGACATAGTAACACCATACTCATCAGCGAAAGTTTTACCGTTTTCAATTATTACAATGTTGTTTGGATTTACAGCGTTAACATCTGTGTTGAAGTATCTATCAAACCAGTTATCAACAAAAATATCCCAACCAACACCCATGCCGTTTTTGTACTTTATTTCATTACCATTTTCATCTATATAAGTAGCGGTATCTACGGCTTTTGCATCCGCCTCACTTAACGCTATTAATTTATAATTTTTCTTAATAGCTTTTAAAGTCTTATTAAAATCTTGCTTTTTATCTAACAAAGCATCCATTATAACGTCTCTTACGTTAGCGTTTTGTAACGCGTGTTCATATATTATTTTACCAGTAGCCGTAATATCTCCACCGACATACTCAGCGCCAGCTCTCATAGGATGCGAGGTATCGTTAACAGCACTTGATAAATATTCAAAAATAGCGCTGTGAAGAACTTTATCTTTTGGATTATCTTTTATAGCTTTTTTAATCATATCTATCATATCATTAAAATTAGCTTTACTTACTTCGTTATATCTTTTAGCTTTAGCTTTTGTTATATTTTTTACGTTTTTACCTAAAGCGCCTTCGGCATCAGGTCTAAGATAAACCCTTTCAAGTTTTACTCCATTTAACTTGCCATCAACCGTAAACAAACCTAACTCTTCATACAAAGTAGTTGATCTAGCGTAGTCTTTTACAGCACTATTAGTAATATTTCCACGTAAATCAACAGCTCTAATTAAACCAGGTTTACCATATGTAGCTAATAAAACCATTTTATCTGTAAACACGTCAAAGTTATTAAACCCATTTTTAGGGTCATTTATATTTAAGTCAGGCAAACCGTGTTTCTGAAAAACAGTATTAGATTTGCTAAACATAATACTAGACGTACCGTCTTTAATGTTTTGTATAGTTTGCTCATTATTGCCTAAAAGCTGTAAGTTTTCTCTTACCGCTTGGTTAGTCATTACTTTACCTGTTAAATTAGCTAATGCTAAAACTCTAGCCGATGTATTCCTATCATCACGAGTTGGCTTACCATCTATAATACCAAATGTTTCTAAAAACTCTTTTTTGTTAATCTTATTTTTAATTTGTATTGGTAAACCTGATGTACTACCTGTTTTAGCCATTTTAGCTCTATCAGTTTTAGTATAAAAAGCTTTAAGCAAGCTGTTAGGTACTCCTGTAGCTGTACCACTTTGTGTAGATCCTTCAGGCAGCATACTAATTAATAAATCAGCATTTTTATTAATAAACATTTGAGCGGTTTGTAGCTCTTTTTTAGTTATATTAGCTAAAGTTTTTAATTTTCTAGGGTTTATACCAAACTTTTCACCTATTATTTCAGGTACTAAATTTTTTAACTTTTTAAACGTTAATTCACTAACGTTAAGTTTTGGTATTTGTTTTTTGATAGTTTCGTTAACTTTACTTTTAACATTTAGTCTATCAGCTAAAACTATTTTTTTAGGTTTTGGCTTTGTAGTAACCGTAGGCTCTGCTACTTCTTCCGCGGCTATATCTACTTTTTCTGTTATATCTTCCGTAAACTCTTCTCCTAGCACTCTTTTAGATGCTTCAATAGCTCTTTTAGGTAAGTTATCGTTAATATAAGCAGCTAATGGTACTCCTTTATTAGGATCATACGCTCTAATTAAATCAAATATACCACGTTTACCTATTTCAATTTCACTCATCAAAAGCTCTCTATCAAAATTAGGAGCTTCTCTACGTCTTTCTGCAATTTTGCTTGTTATAGGCTTAAACTGCTCTATAATATCCATAGCCCCAGCAACGCCTTGTTCTTCGTAAATACGTTGAACATTGTCAGAAGCTGATTTAGATAACTTAGGTGTTTCTACTTTACCTTCTCCTTTAGTTGCTTTAATAACACCAGAAGCTAAAGCGCCTTTGTGTATACTTTTATTATAATCCTTTAAAAAATTATAAGCGCCTTGACCTGTTTTAAAATCCACTTTGGTATAACCTAAACTCGCAAAAGTTCTTCTAATACTGTCTTTTACTTTAGTAAAAATACTATCGTTAAACTTTATTTCGTTGTTAGCTATAGCGTCAGAAAATATAGTAAAATATTCATCTAAATTTTCAGCCATATACTCTGGCGTATAATTTTTATCTATTCTATCTTGTATTTTGGCTTTGTTTTCTTCGCCTATAATATTTAAAAAATCATCTATAGTTTTTTGAGTTATATCTTTTTTTTGACCACTAGCTTTAATAATACCATGCAATAACTCGTGATTAGCAACATTATCACCATACACCCTTGTTTTAGCTAACTTTTTATTAATAACAAGTTTATTATCTACAATACCACCTAGTGAATTAGCTAAATCGTCACCATATTTTTCTTTTATTTGTTCTTGAGTTAAATTATCTTCAACTTCCAAACCATATAGTTTACTATGTTTTTTAGCAAAATCTAAGTTTGCTTCAAAATTTTTATCAGCAATATTTTCTCTAACTCGCTCCGCTGTTTTCTTTCTTGCCCTAACATCTGCCGTTCTACCATCAATAGCTGTATACTTACCAACTATTTCGTTTATCTGCTCCTCAATGTTTTCTAGCCTAGTATCAGCATTGATAACTTTAAATATACCAGACTTTTTGGTATCAACTTCTGCTTTTGCTCTTTGTTTTTCAAGGTCAACTAATTTCGCTCTATCAGCTGGATCTTCTACTTTAGCATCAATTTGAGTTTCTAAAGATATATCATATAATTTTCCATTAATAAGTTGGGCAAATTTTTCATCGTTTTTAATATTAAACTTTATTTTAGTTTTTTCTTCGTTAGTTAGTTTATCACTTTCTATTAAATCTAATATTTCTTGTTTAGATCTTTTTTCACCATTTATATTATATTCACTTTTTTGAAGTGTTCCTTTAACTATTTCACCTACGTTTATAACTTGACCAGCGCCAGTTACTTCACCAATAGCCTCTAATGTTGCTTCACCTAAATCTATATCTTGCTCGGCACCTATTTGACCAGCGACCTCACCAGTAAAGCCACCTGTTGTTTCTATAGCTGTTGTTGCTACACCAGCTCTACGAAACTTACCAGCTTTAACCAACTGACTACCAACGCCTCTTGATATACCAAGAGTCATAGCCTCAACAGCGCCTATATTTCTACCCCTAGCAGCTGCTCTTTGTTTTATTTTTTCAAACGTTTCAGTATCATCTATTACTGCTCTTATGTTTTCTTTTGTTAATTTTACACCTTCACCAACCTCTTCTTGAATCAAATCCATTAAAGTTAAACCAGTTTCCATAGAGCCTACTAAACCACCAATAGCGCCAGAAAAAGTACCTGTAACCGCTCCCGCGGCTGTAGTAGCAGCGCCAAGTGGACCTAAAGTAAAACCAGTTGAACCAGCGGCAGCTCCACCCGCAGCACCAACACCAGCTGAAAGAGCTGTAGCTCCACGAACTTCACCAGCTTGTAAAGAACCAGCCATAGTAACAGCGCTACCAACTAGAAATTGAGGTATAAAACCTGGATTATCTTTCAACGCTAGCAAAGTACCTACTACACCACCACCATTGGCTTTCTGATCTTTAGCAAAACTAACTTGCTCATTCGTTGGTCCATACTTGTCCATTTCAGCTTTAGCGTCTAATATAGACTGTATTTGTTCATCTGAAATATCTTTACCAAGTTTATAAACGTCAAAAGCATCGTCAATAGTTGCGGCTGTAGCTTTTGATTGTCTAAATACTTGAACTATGTCTTCTATAAAACCTTTATCTTCCGGTAATTCCGATGAACCATCTTCCAAGTTGGATCCCATAACGTTTGACTCCGCTATCGGATCCGCAATTGCAGAGTCGTTTATCTTTCCCGGCTCATCTACTTTTGTAGCATTTGGGTATTTTAACTTAAAAGCTTCTAGATCTTGAGTTTCAACTTCAAAACCTTGTCCTTCAAAAATATATCTTTCCATTTATTCTGGTTTAAATTTTGTATAATTTATTTCTTCTCCACCAATTCTATCTATTTGAGCCACGTTAGATAATCCATAAAGCTCTTGTCTAGCAGCATTAAGATTATCAAACATAATATACGTAGGATAACCTTGTCCACTTAAAATTACAAAACCATCACCTTTTTTAGCACCTTCGTAATCACCTTCTTTTATTGGTCTTATAGTTCTTGATTGAGTAGCTTCCATAGACAAACCTCTTAAGTCAGATACGGTCATATCTTTACCTTTAGCTAATATTTCTTCTATTTTTTTAGATTTAGCTATACTTTCTTGTCTGTAAGGTTGGTTGCTTACTTGTGTAGCTCTATTTCTAGCTTGTGTTTCTGTAAAAACACTTTTACCTTGCTCATAAGATGATTCAGTAACATCTGTATAATACTCAGACATTAAATCGTTTAAATCGTTAGTGTTATTTTTATCATACATCCATTTAGATCCATCTTCCGCTTTAAACTTAGTGTAAAACTTTTCGCCTAATAAACCTTGGCTCCACATAGATTCAAAAGACATGTTACCAGCTTTTCTTCTGTTTTCACCTTCACCTACATAATACTCATTATCACCAGTTAAATCTGTTTTAGCCATAACCATTATACCTTCTGGTCCTGTTTCTTTAAATTTAGATGTATAAAGATTTTTAGTATCTTCTCTATAAAAAGCACCACCTTTTTCACCTACTTTTTTAGCGTTAAGATTTTGTGCTAAAGTATAAGTTTCACCTATATTATTTTTAACGTTCCATCTACCAGCTGTATCAGAAAATTTAATATACTCACCATCTATAGTAAATCCAATATCACCATTTGCTTCTACGTTAAATTGACCTTTGTTAGTATACATAGAGGTGTATTTATCATCTCCTAGCTCAGGTATGTCTACAAGTTGACCTTTGTCGTAAGCATTTAAGTAATCTTTTCTTTCAGTTGCTAAGGTTTGTAACTGTGTATTTAAATTACTAAAAGAATATTTTATTTCATCCATTTGATCTAAAAGATTAGTATCTTTTGTTCTAGCGTATGCATCTGCTAGTTTAGAATATTTATCTCTTTGTGATCTAACAAAACTGGTTACAGCTTGTTTGTTATAATCTTCATCTAATAAGTTTATATTTTGTATACTACCTAAGTCACTTAAATAAGCATCTCTTATAGAGTTTCTTTTTTCTTGCTCTTGTATACCTTGCTGTATAGCCTCTGTAAGATTTTGTGCAAACGCCGCTCCACCAGCCATATCTGCTAAAGCTTGTGATTGAGCTACGTCTCTTTGACCTCTTATTAGTGCCACGTTAGGACTATATGATGTTGATTTTTTTGCCATATTAATTTTTTTTATACTGCACCTATTGCTGCACTTGCAGCTGTACCGACTATACTACCTATACCTCCGTACAAAGCAGCGTTAGATTGTGCTATAGCTTGATTTGCTGCTGCTAAATCTTGTTGAGACATACCAAACAGTGTTCCTGTTTTTTGGTATTCTAAACCTCTAGATGTTTCTTCACCTGCCAACCTTAACGCTTCAGCCTCAGCTTCACCTCTTCTTTCTAATTGTTGTATTCTACTAGCTTCTTGAGCTGAGTATATTTGATTTCTAGATTCTTGTAAACCAATACTTCCAGCTGCTTTTTGAGATTGTACTAATGCTTGGTTTGACAATGCTTGTGCTAAACCAGCTATACCACTACCACCAGCAGCGCTTCTTAAATTCTGCATTATACTAGCTTGTTGCTGTTCAAACATTCTTTTTTCAAACTCTGCTTGTTGTTGGTTAACTGTTAAATCTTCATATACATTTTCCATGTTTAAATACTTATTTTCAACATTAGCATATATATTGCTAGTATCTAAATCCATGTATTGTTGTCTCATTTTATCGTATTCTTCTTGAGCAGCAGCTTGAGCGTCTCTTCTTCTTCCTCTACCAACTAAACCTTGTATTATACCACCTATTCCAGAAGCCATACCAGCCATAGCTTGTGGAGAACTCATATTAGCAGCAAAGTTTTGACCAAATCCACCACCCGCAGCTGGAGAAGTTGATGGTGAAAACGAGGGTGCTATTCTCTTTTGCAAATCAGGACCTCCTAAATCTTGAAATTGAGCACTAGCAACATTATAAGTACCTATACCAGAAGGAATTGGTGTTAATGGTTGCGTAGGAATAGTATTTAAAACACCTGTATTGTATTGACTACTCAAGTCTAAGTTTAAATTACCACTACCAGTTTCGTTAAACGCGTCTTGAGCTGTTGCGTAACCAGGGTATAATGGATTTCCTGTATTTGATATGCCGTTTGCCATGTTATATTATTTGTTTTATTATCACAGTTTTCACTGTTTTTTTACTATTAAGCTGAATTAGAAAGTAGTTTTTCAACGTCAAATCTTAGTGTTCTATCACTTGTACCCGCTTTTATAACTTCAATGTTACCACTTATAGTAGCCACTGTACCAGTATTTTCTATAGTTAAAGTAGCACCATTTTCTAAAGTTTGTGCTGAATCAACTGTAAAATTACCGGCACCATCAGCCCCACCACCAGCTGTAATTAATGGATTACCAAGTTTTGCGTTAATACCTATACCACTAAGCCTTGATACATTGTTAATAACACCTTCTCTGTCCGCAACACCTATCGTGGTGCTATTGCTTACAACACCAGAAGTAGTTGTAGTACGTGGTGTTAAAGCTACTTTTAAATCAGTAAACTTAACATCCCAACCAAAAACTCTAAGTATTTCACTTTCTCCATAACCACCAAGTTTTATCGTGTCTCCAGCTAAAGCTAAAACTTGTTGTTTACTAAAAACTATCATTCCTTCTTGAACTGTAACCAAACCATTAACTATAGTTGGTTTTTTACCTAATGTATCTACAGCTTTTTGTGTATATTTAACTATTTTCTTTTCTTCTGTAGTTCCAGCAGATAACACAATTGAATCTTCGTAGTTTGCGATAACTGATCCAGATGTTACATTACTTACTGTAGAGATCATACCAGCACCTATTCCTAACAAATTATCTACAGGCCAAGCATAATTCATTCTAGCGCTAAAAGTTAAGGGTTGATTGTCTCGAAAAGCAATATTTTGTGACATCGTGAAATCAGTTGCAGCACCACTAGTTTCCACAACAGTAACCGTTGTTACCTCTCTATTAACCTTAGAACTAAATGTTAACGATGCATTATCAACCCACACGGTAGAATGACCAGCTGTAGTACCCATTGTAAATGTGTTAACATCACTACCAGTATTAATTTCTGAAACTACACAGGCTACGTTCTCTGGATTACTATTGCAAAAAGGACAACCCGGACCAGTTATGCTATCGCCAACAGCCATTATATTTGCTACAACTTCATCAATTACAACAACTCTTCCATCAGCTATAGCGCCATTAACAGTACCTGTTGTAGTTGGTGAAGTTATTCTATCTCCAACTGCGATAACAGCTGATAAATCAGTGTTATCCATTCTAACTACATCACTATCACGTGCTCCGTTAACATCATCTCCAGTAAAAGCATCTCTAGCCGTAGGATATATATCTTCTCCTGGTAAATCAATTGGATCTGATCCAATTGTAGGTTCTACAAAAGCTATAACATCATCTGGTGTAGGTTGTCTTAAAATTCTATAAGCAGTAGTTGCTGAGCTTGTCCATGAAAAAGAAAAAGGAATTTTACCCTTACTTTTTCCTCTATCTATATTTGATGTAAACGTACCAAACCCTAATCCTGCTACAGTTGAGTTTGGTGAGTAACCTGATATAGTAAGCAATACTGAAGCGTATTGATATAAAACTTTTCTTAGCATTAACGAATTAGATCCAGTAGAGTTGTTTATATCTAAAGAACCATCATCAAACCTAACTTCTACGTAATCAGCATGACGCGTTGATTCTTCTGGATTAGAGTAAGGCACCGCGTATAAAGATACATCGTATTGATCATCACCAGAAAAAGATAATGTTACTCCATCAGCAATACTTGTCGATGAAGATAATGAAAATACGTTTGTGGAATCTATTGACGCAACAGTTATATTAGCTGAATTAAGAGCAGCGTTTCCAGTAACCCTGTCTCCAACCGCCATTTTAGTTGCTACGGCAGAATCCATTGTTACGCTAGTAGCACTACTAACAGCTCCATTTACAGTATCTGTAGTAATAGTACTCGGAAACAAAATACTTCCTTTATAAACTCCACTACTAACAATTTCTTGTAAATAAGCACGTGTAGTTTGAAACTCTTCTGTTACAAAATTATAATAATCACCAGTTGCGTTATTTTTAATTTCTAATATAAATTCAGGATTATTTTCACCGCTTATACTAAAGGCTCTACGCTCGCCGTCAGCAGAAATATCAGAAAAATCTAAATCAAAACTTGTTATTACTTTTTTTGATAAATTACCATATAGTCTAGCGTACTCAACATCAGACATCAATGAACCATCTGGCATATAACGAAAACCAGGAGGTGCTGTTTGACCTTGATCGTTTACAGTACGACGTGAATATGTCGCGCTGCTTGCTCCAACTGAGCTTGATGAACCTGATGAACCGCCGTATCCGTTTGCCATAATTTATTTTATTTATTTACTACTTTGTGAAACTTCTGATCCTACAGAAAATAATTCAACTTTATCTGTTCTTGTGTTTTTAAATTTAACACTAGCATAATAACCTTTTACATCTGACGAGTTAACTGCTTTGTTTTTACCAAACATTATGTAATCGTTTTCACTAGGTAGTAATATACCGCTTTCATTATCATACATTACTTGTATTAAAAAAGCATCGTGATTTATGTTTGTTACTGTACCTAAAAAAACAACACTATTATTAGAAGTAGAAAAACCACTATTTCCTACAGTGTTAACAGGAGAATAGTAAGCAGCATCTCCAACTTGAAGACTAACATTAATAGGTGAACCAATTGATAAAACTAATGTTTGCATAATTGTTTTTTATAATTTATTTATTATATACTATCTGTACTGCATTTACGTTGATCACTTAATTGCAAGGTAGTATCTACATTTTGCCAAGTTTGCCATGTACCATTTACTGTTTCACCGCCACTAGTTTTACACCCAGCAGTATAAGTGTTTTCAATTTGTACTGGATCACAAAGACCATCGCTTGTGGTTATAATATATCTAACTGTAACTTGACTAACGTAGTCATTAGCATCTACTAGCCCAACGTTACCAGGAAAATTGTAAAAAATATCTGTATTTTGCAGGCTATTTGAACCAGTTGACTGAAAATCACCAAGGGGATTATCTTCTGCTATTAAAACCATATTATCGTTAAAAATCTTTCTAGTTACATTAAAGTCATCTGGAACACCACTTGCATCCGTGTCATTATCATAAGTTGAACCTGAAGTTGGTGTAATTGATAGAACTAATCGCGTTGCCTGGTTTATAGCGCTTCCTCCTATATAAGTTGTTACTAGTGATCTAGAAGAGTTAAAACACTGAACTTCATCATAAGTACAAACAGAATTATCAGTAACGGTGTAAAAATCTCCATAATTATTTGCCGCGGAATCTGTACACCCTTCATATTCACAACCTACGTTTGCAGTTGCATTTGGATTGTAGTTATTTGGTTGTACAAAGTTGCCATTAGAATCTTGGTATATAGTTCCGTTATCCATACATCCAGGAATAGGATTAATACAAGATCCATTATTATAAATAACTCCTGTTAGATAACTACCAAAATCTGAAGAGCAACTACTTGGTTCATATTGGTATTCCCAGCCATCAAACAAAGTAACTGTTGAATCGGTACAACTACCAGCAAAGTCATAGTTAGTAGCATAAGGATCTGTACAGCCATACCAAAAACAAGACCCATCATCAGTTGTTGCTAAAGGATTGTTATTAAAAGCTGTAGACTCTGTACAACCATATCCATACAAACAACTACCATCATCACAAGTTGCACTTGAATTATGATTAGAAGCACTTGGATCTGTACAGCCATCGTTACATTGAACACAATTTCCATTACCATCATCTACAAAACCAGCTAAACAATTACCATCACAATCAGCGTTTGTAGAAGGACCACTATCACATGAGCCATCGTTAATTACAGCTAAAGGATCATAATTACACGCCAAATCACTTGTACATCCAGATATTGGGGCAGCGCTTGTAGTTATTGTTCCATATATCTGTAAAGCAGAAGGATTAGAGGTTGACACCGTAGGCGTTACTGAACCACAAGCTGTTGTAACAAGTATTGTGTAGTTTACACCAGCCGAGATATCGGTATTAAACGTATGGGTTAAAGTAGAACCTGGCCCAATAGAGTTAATAATAGCAATTGAATAGTTATCATCATCATTACTATCTACTAGTATCGAGTAACCAGATAAAGGTGCTAACGAAACACCTGTAGGTTCGTCAAACTCAACAGTAATAGTATCGTGAGTTGCTGAAAGAACTAGATTGTTAGCAGCATCACAATACGTACAATAGTTGTTACAAGTTCCACCATCATAATTAAATACAGTAGAGCTTTCAAAATGATTACAGTAAGTACAACTTCCATCGTCTGTAGTAGCTAATGAATTATAATCACAAGACATTGGATCTGTACAACCACTTACTGGATACGTACAAGAAAAATCATCAGTGTTTGCTAAAGCACTATAATTAATTGCTGTAGAGTCTGTACAACCGCTAACCACAGCAATACATGAACCATCATCAGTATTTGCTAAAGAATCATGATTAAACGCTGTTGAATCTGTACAACCCATAATATAAGGTATACAACTATTATCATCGTTAGTAGCGTTTATATTATAATTAAAAGCAGTAGCGTCTGTACATCCATTTATAACACATGAACCATCATCAATAGTAGCCTCTGGATTATAGCCTGAATCTGCATCTGGATCAGTACAACCATAAATTATAGTTGCACAAGTTCCGTTGTCTATACCTGCTTGTGGATTATAGTTATCAGCATTAGGATCTGTGCATCCAGCTAATTCTAGTATTGTTGGTGTAGAAGACAATCTACCTAAACCTTGAAAAGAACTATCAGCACTATCAAAATCACTAAGAAAAATTCCATTAGTAGTAACGCTGTCAGTTACACCTTTTATATGATTAAACCATTTACCTTCTTTTTCTATAAATTCTTTTACACTACCTTTTTCTAGATCAGTATTAATTGTTTCTACATACCAACCAGCTTTATCTATTAGATTATAATACTCATTATCACTTATTGGAGCTGTAGCATTTGGATTTATAACACCTACACCTGTAACTGGATCTATAGTCCCAGGTAAATAAACTTGATACGCATCAATCGCGTTTACATTAGACTGTGATCCTTCGTAATTTAAAGTTTTAAAAGATTTAACAATACCAGGATTTTCGTTAAATATTATAGTTATTTCAGAAGGTTTAGGTATATTATAAAAAGTATTTCTATTTATTTCTTCACCCGAAAGAGCATCGAACTTTTCAACATGATGTTTCCATAATTCACCTTGTTTAAACGTGTAATATTCATTAGCACAACTAATAGCGTTTTCTGGAGTAAAAGACTTAAAACTAACCCAACCTTTTACATTTTCTTTAAAAGTAACTGTTTTTGGATTACCATCTTCACTATTGTCAAGAGTTATATTATACTCACTTTTCTTATCATCATAGCTACCAACAAGTTTATTACTTAACTTTAAATTATCTCTAAACCAATCTTTCATACCAAAGTTTGATATTGGTGTTAAACCATCTTTAGATAATCTAACAACCGCGCTTCTAACTTTGTCTGTAAAGTAACATCTATAAGATTCTGAAGCAAATGATTCTGGATTTTTAGATATACCGTAATCACCAGCATAAGGAATAGTTTGACCTAACACATTATTTGTAGCTGTTAATTGTGTGTTACCATCTGCATTAAATACAGCATCTTTATTTGCTAGTATTTTTAAAACTCTATCTTCACACAACGCTATTAAGTCTCCATCAGCTGTAGATCTAGAGTGTAGCTTTTGAATACTACCATATATAGGATTTACATCTTTGGTGATTTTTTCAGCTGCTATAAATTGGTTTAAACTATTTACGCCAGACATTGAGTTGTATAAACCAGAATATATTAAACCATTTTTTCTATGTTCTTTTTTATAATTTTCACCTAAAGTTGTCGATGCTTTAACTCCATTTGCTATAAATGGTAAATTAAAAGTATCTTTAATTCTATTAGATTCAACACCATTTCCAAAAGAATAACAATTATACCAATCTAAAAAATAATTACTATTATATATATCTTCTTTAAGCTTTAAAATAGGTGGATCTGTAGGATCATCTCCATCTGGTGTTATATTTTCAACCTCAACTTCAAACGCTATACCGTTAGGTCTAGTTATTGTTAAAATACTACCAATTACTAAAGGTGGTACTGTAAAAGTACCAGCACCTCCAAGACTAAAATCAATACCAACATCAATTTTTATTTCTCTTCCAGAGCTATATGAGTTTGAAGATACTTGTCCTAAATCTCCATTAGCACGACCTTCACCAGCCATACTTGTTACAGTAGATCCTATAGGTATTGCTGTGTTAATAGTGCTTGCGTTTAGTTTTGTTGGGTTGTTTTCACTTATTTCATAATAAACATCTAAACCTGTGTTTTCTTTAGGTTCTGTTTCCCAAACAAAAGGGTTTTCAGGTAAATTTCCACCATCAGCGTATTCTTCAACTGGCTCCACAAACTGCATGGTATAACCAACAGCACCTATTTGTCCTAATTCATTAAAACCACCTATTCCACCTATTGGGTTGTTAATTTGACAAATATCCGTATTATCTTCTGTAAAGTTACTAATACCATTCATACACACTTGTACAAACTTTAGTCTTTCACCCACTGTAGGTGCACCTGCATTAAAAGGATGTGAGCTTGAACCACCATAGTTTAATGGTTTTTCATAACCAGCTAATTCTATTTCCCAACCTTTAGGATGTTCTTTAATATTTTTTATAACAATATCATTTGCTTTAGGAGCATTAGTAGCGCTAGTATCAATATTATATTCTAAAAGTTTCATACCTTTATGAAGACTATATATAGTTTTTAAATCGTTACCATTACTACATTCAGTTTTTATATTATCAACTACAATGTGGTTGTATTCATTTGTTGGACTAGCCGTAGTACCATACATGTTATTTTCTAATAACCTTATTGTAAATCCAAATTCAATATCTGTATCATCGCTAATAGTACCTGTTATAGGTTGTGCATTAAGAGGATCACTTAGAGTTATAACAAGTGTGTTACCGCTTGTGGTTACACCACTTACTACCGCTGTGTTTGTTATATTAGTATTTGTTCCAGCTGACATTCCAACTTTTATAGAGCTAGCAAGATCATTGCCGTCTTTAACTGTTATAGTTAAACCAGCACTCGTAGATCCTACACTTTTTACTGTGTAAAATTGACCATCACCTAAATGTAAACCACCGGTAATACTTACCCCAGGTGCTTCAGCTGGATTCCAACTACTAATAGGTGGAGTAACTTCAAAATTAAAAGTTTTAGTATAAGATGAAGCCGCACTCATTAACATTAGTTGAGGTTCAACACTGCTACTATTACCATCTTCAGGCCAACCATGATCATATCTTGCAAATCTTGCATTTCTTCTATATCCAGTTTGACTTGTTATTGTATATATCGTCTCTGTTGGATCTTCTTTCCATTTAAATCTAAAACCAGCAGCTAAAGAGTTTGCGAATGTAGCTGAATTACTTACTCTAGTACCATTACCGAAACTAAAATAATCAGAAAAAGTTCCATAATAATCACTGAATGTAGTATCTGGATTATAAGCCGTATTGTCTGCAAGAAATTGTTGCACTGCAGTACCATCATCAGCAACACCTCCACTCCAATTATCTCTTGGTAAAAAATCAAAACCACCAAAACCTAAATTTATAATTGAACTAGTCGGTGTATTTTGAATACCATCACCAACGTTACTACTAGCACCAGTATAACCACAATCCGCAGCATTATTACATTCTGGTGAAAACTCATCGTTCATATTGCTTGAGTTAGGCCAAACTAAATCATTGTCATCATTATCAGTGGTAGGAATGGTGTATTTTATAGTTCCTTGATCTATAAACCAAACACCCATTTGTCCTGTAGAAGGAGTATTTTCATTATCATCTCCATAATTATTTATATAACGAGAATTTAATACACTCGCAACTTGACTAGCTGGTTTATTTTGTAGTATACTTATATTTCCTGTTTTATGAAAATAAGATTCTCTTGCTACACAGTGATTAAAATTACGATCTAGTGCATCATAATTTCCAACCGTAGAATCTGCACCATAGTCAAAATCAACCCAATTTTTATTATCACTAACTACGGCAGCCGCACTTTTCTTTTTTAAATTAACATCATTATCTAAAAGATAAATTTGTTTACTAGTTGTTTCCACGTAATTGGTACCAACAGAATCATCAGTTATTTGAGTTTGTATTTTACCATCGTTTTCAATTTTAACAAAAAATCTACCGTCAAATTGAGGTTTATTCTCAATAACAGCTTTTGTAAAAACTATTTTAGTTTCATCAAGTATTTCGTTTATCGAACTACTATTATCAAATATAAAATCTATATCATTAGTAATATTTGTAGCAAGCGTTACGTAATATTCAGTTGGATCAGTGTTTGGGCTTGTGGAGTCATCTCTATTAGATGTAATTTCTGATACCTTGTATTGTTGAGAAACATCACCAGCGCTAACAAACTGTACGTATATATCTTCTGTAATATCTTCCATTCTAGACAAACTAGTAGATGCAAATCCAGCACCATAAGACATTGTAAATGATATACCATTTACCTTTGGAGGTTGGTTGTTCATGTAAAAAAGCTGATCATTACTACCAGTGTTAAAGTGCGAAATAGTTCCTATACGTATTCTTCTAGTTTTAATAAATTCTGGAGCTTCGTTTTCTATAGCTAAAACCTTGTATTTTGTAGAGTTTTCTATAACATTTTTATCGCCTTCAGCCCCTCTTTTAAAATATAAAAATGTATCTAAATCTATTTTGTTTCTATCAGAAGAAGGGAAAGCTAGCCATATATTACCATCCTCGGCTTTATACCAACGATCCATAGGTACATTATAGTACTCGCTAGAAGTTTCTTTTATATAAAACTTATAATAAAGCATTTCTGGAGGTATAGCGCCTTGCAATCCAACTTTTAGTTTATTTGCGTTTATAGACTCTGTTTTTTTAACTCTAAAACCACCGGTTTCACTGATTAAAACTGGAGTTTCTCTACCGTATTCGTCGGTAAAAACAACACCAAGTTTATAATCTCTTAAAGATTTAATTGATTTTTTTGGTGTACCACTGTTTGATGGTGTCCAAGAATATATAGAGTTTTTAAAATCTGGTTGGTAGTTTAAATTACCAACTTTTAAATCATAATTTTGCTCGTAGTTACCATATATAATTCTACTACCACTAACTGCTTGTGCTAAAGCGGTTTTTGGTACGTTATCCCAAGTTCTTAAAAGTTGATTAGCATCAATCGTGCTTTTTATTGTTTCAGATTTTATTAAATACTCACCAGTATCCCAAGGTCTAGAATCTCCAGCTACAGCTATATCTATAGGACTAATTGTTTGAACAAGATAAACGTTTGGAAAAGCATCTTCTTTATATAATATATCTACTTCAACTATATCTCTACCCAACAAAGAATTAGCAGTTGTTGGTTTAAAACCTTTAATTTTTATAGACTTAAGGTTATTAATCATACCTTTATTCCAACCTTTTTTAGGATCATAATTAAATGAAGTTGGTAAAAAAGCTACTTCAGACCAAGGTGCAAAAGTAGAATACTCACCATCTTCATATTTATATCTATAAGAAAATCTTGGAAATTTATCTTCGAATATAACAGGTTCTGTGTCTTCGTAATCAACAACGTAATTTAATTTACCAATATACTGAAGATTAGATGGAACACTAGATGGAACTCCATTTAATCCAACAACTTGTATTTGAACTTGAACAGTACCGTTGTTGCTATCAAAATTGTTATCTTGATGATCTGTTATTAAGCCTCTTATCGTCCAATCAGCAAGAGGTGTAGCTGGAGCCGTAAAACTAGTAGCACTAGTTAAATTAAATTCTTTTAACAATAAATAACCACCAACTTCCCACGCAAAGTTAACGTCAGAAACTAAATTAATATCAGTTTCTACAGAAAAACGAACTGTATCTCCAACTTGTAGTGCTGAAAAATCAAATTGAACATTAGTATTTGAAGAACTAAGTATAGAAGTTGTACCGGAATCTATACCTATGGTTGTTATTCCAGTATAATCTAATAACTTATCTCTTCCATCGTTAAGCTCTAAAGTTAAAGCGTTTTTAGGTGATTTACGAATTACTGTAATATGTTCTTCTCTTGCTATTATATTGCTACTATAATTTACGCCTTGTGCTTTATTTATTAAACGAGTAGAAAAAATCCCAGTATCATCCGTACCTTCTATACTTCTAGATATATTTATTTTTTTAGGCTCTGTCTTTCCATCAGTAAAGAAAAGCATATCATCTATAATATCTATTCCTGTAATATTTTGATTATGATTAAAGTTTAGTGTTCTAGGACCATAGAACATAAATCCTTGATATCCACCCGTGAGATTTAGATTATCATTTAATATAATAGTAGGAGAAGTTAAAATTTGCAACTGCCCACCAATTGGTGTGGGTATTCCGTTAAATATAACTCCAACTGGAAAACCTGATAATTCGTTTTGGTTAGCATCTTGAATTTTTATAGCATTGCAAAGACCACTAGGACCAGGGTTTCCACCACAAACTGTATCATCTATGTCACTTATAAAAAATAAATTACCATCGTATTGGACTTGATCACCAATGTTAAGATCACCTGCGTTGTATTGATTTTCGTTTAAATACAACCATCCAGTAGCTACATCTGTTGTTGTAGTGTAAGTTCTTGTAATTCGTAAAGTTAAAGGTGTTTGGTTAGGCGCAAAAGAAGTTGAGTATGCAGATAAAGAACCAGTAGCTGCAGCTGGAGTTGGCTGTGATAAAGTAAAATTTCCTATAAAAGATATAGAACCTGATACTGTAGAAGCGTCGTAATTATAAGGAGTTTCTAACTGCAACTCAACAACTTGTTCACTAAATTCATAAATAGGATCTCCTTGAAAATAAACCATTTGTTTAAAAGAAGCAGCAATAATTTTGTTTCCTGGTGGTGTTGTTGGAAAACCATCAAGAAATACTTCAGCGTCTATTAAGCCACTTAAACTACCACCTGTCCATTCACTTATATATATTATATTTGAATTAGCTGGATTATAACCTGTTGTAGGTGTTACACCAAACGAAGAAATAGGTGATAACATAGGTATAAAAACATCATTACCAACTTTATCCACCGTATAATCAGGACCAACTACAGTAGTGCTTATTGATGAAGCGGTAGATTGTTCTGATGCAAATTCAAAATCAACGATTACTTCATTAGTTATATCAGATACTTCAACAGCATTAGAGGTTGATGTTGTATTACCAATATTTACACCAACAACATTCCAACCAATTTCAATTTCACTTAACAAATTGTTTGTAAAGTTAATTAGAGACAACTCGTTAGAATTAGTTACTAATTGTTCTTCGTTTGGAACATAAAAAGCATATTTATCTACAAATACAAGCTCGCATCCATTGTCAGAACTATATTTGCAAATAAAGTCTTTCATTGAAAAACTATTAGCAAGATCAATAGATTCTTGTTCACTAATAGTTGTTGTGCCAAAGCCACTTATAAAAGAATTAATACTTGAAAAAGAATTACCTGAAACAAACCAATATAAAGAATCGTTTTTTTCGTCAGATATTGATCCTACTGTATATGCGTCTTTACCTAAAATATTATTAAACTCAGTGCTACATCCCGCGGTATTACCCAATATATTTTGTACAGCACCAACGTCAGATCCTTCTGAAGTTGAAACCTGCACGTTCATTGCATCTCTATATTCTCCATTTGGAACAAGTCTTTCGTCAAGATCCTTGTTCATCTTACCACCGGTAAAATTATGCTTTATTTCTGGCATGTACTAGTGTTTTATTTGCTTAGATTTTCCTCTAAGTACTTGAGTTAATTCTTCTAATTTTAAATTAGATAATCTTAGTTTTGCAGTTCTAATAGCTGCAAATTTTTCTTTTTTAAATCTATTTACTTGGTATTCAGGTATATTAGATTTTCCTGATAAAACAGCATGAGCAATATACTTGTACATTGCTTCTTCTGCAAACTTATGAACTTGCATTTCACTATCTGTTCCTAGACTATCACTTATATAATCTAATATCACAGTTTTTCCATTAATATTAGAGCTAAAATGTATTTTTCCTGATACTTGATCTATATAAAAAGATCCGTTTACTTGAGCATGTTGAGGGTCTAACCCATATCTTTCACCTTGCATTTTCCAATAAATATCATCTTCGTAATCATCGTTGTTATTTTCAGAAGGTGTTTGTGATTTATAATTTGACCACGTATCACTTTCAACATCTGGAGATATAAACGTAATTTCTTCAGTATTAGCAGCTGCAGCATTTAGTGATTTTTCTGATACTAAAACCTTAAGATCAGTAGTAGAAATATTTTTTACAAACGTTCCTAATGGAAAATCTTCGTGATATATTAACATACCAATTTCTATACTAGATATATCAGAAGTTGAATTAAAATTTATTATATTATCATCAACTACCCAATCTAAGTTTTCAATTATAAATGATGATTTTTGAGGCAATATTAAATTATTGCTTTTTGTAATAGTTCCTGTAACATCTAGATTTGTAAAAGTTAATGTCGCTCCATTAAACGTATCATCTGGAACAACTGGAACATAAGGAAAAGGTGGAGCAGCACCTATAGTACCAACAGTTATCGTTGTAGCTCCACCTGAATTTGAAACTTTTATAACGCGTAAACCATCTACATAAGGACCACTAACATACATTCCAACTAAAATATCTTTATATTCTTTATCTAATAATATTTGTCCAGGTGTAGACGCGTCACTACTAACGTTACCTATAGCTTGCAACTTAAATTCACCATCGCTGTTTTGAAGTGGATTAAAAGGATTTGAAGTTCTATTTGTAGGATACAAAGGATGTTTTATACCGGCAGAATCCACCGAACTAATTTTAGTATAGTTTACATAATCTTGCGGTAACGTCATTTGAAGAGTTGCAGGCACGGTAATTTCTTGTGATTTAAAAGACTTAAACGTATCAAAAGATAATTCAGCTAAAGCTCTTTGCGCGTGAAAAGCAACATCTATTCTACTAGCTTTAGATATTATTTTATCTTCACCAACATATACGAACATAAACTGACTTATTATATCATCTAAAGATACAAATTGATAACTACCGTGTTCACCGCTATTGTAATAAAAGTTTTGCGTTTGATTTAATAACCCCATTTATTTATTGTATTTTTGATTGTTGTTGTTTCATCATTGTTTCCATGCTTTGTCCGGCTTGAGCAGCATCTTGTCTCTGCATAGAAATTCCAGCGTATTTTAATATTTTATAAACTAACTCTGTTTCTTCAGATGGATGTAATTCAAAGTCAACAGCGTTAGTAGCATCATACATTGCTTTTTCGTTAATAACAACGTAAGCCCAATTAGCTTTTAGTGGAAGTCTAAAATAATGTATACGAATAGGTGTAGTATTAATTGTAGCATCGCTTGTTGTTACTCTTATTCCGTTATTTTTAATTACTGCTACTGGTCGTTGTTTTGTTGGTTTTATTAAAGAGCCAATATTACCTGTTAAATTACCATAAGTACAGGCATTAAAATCTTTTACATTTAATATTTCAGCTTTTATAAAATCTTGCATAAATATTTCGTGAACTCTATACATATATTTAGGTATATTAGGATAGTAACTATTAATCGACGAACCTCCTTCCCATTCAGAAAAATTAGTCGTATCTGCAGTGTCAAATATCTGTATTTTTTGCTCTAACATATCGTCTATATCAGCATAAACAGTATCGTTACCTTGAACTCTTCTAGCAGCATTAGTATCGTAAAAATATTGTTCAAATATTTCCATTTGTGCTTGATTAGCAAATAAATTAAACTCTTGAGGAGTTATATAACCTCTTTGCTCTTTGTTAGCAAATGCTAAAACTCTTTGATATACCGTATCTATACTTATCATAATTTCTTTTTAGTTATTATAAGGAAACAATCTATTTAAAGTATCCTTTCTTTCTCCACAACCACAATCTTTACCTGTTGCTTTAGCAACCTTATCTACAACTTTTTTTATTCCAGTTGCTTTTGTAATTTTTTCTATTGTATCGCCTAAACCTTTAGATTTTTTCTTTTCCATATAATATAATTTGTAGTTTGCAATCGCCCCGTAGAGCGACTGCATCTACAGTTTGATTAATTATTTAATCTTTTTTCAATATTGGAGTAAATCTCCATACCTTCATCAGTTTTAAACCAAGCGGCTAAAGCTGAGTAAGGGTGTTCGTCAAACGGAACGTTCATTAGTTTTCTATTGTTAGAAGCCCAAGTAAAAGTTCTTTGATCTGAAGATAATTTTAATATACCCATTTCAGTTGCTCTAATACCAAAGTTTCTAAGAACTACATTTTCATCATTAACTAGTTCTAAAAACAAAACAGGATTTCTCTTAGCGTATAATAATAAGTCTCGTTTAAGTTCTTTAGAACTCATGTTAGATACTGCTGAACCAACTTCTACTCTCATTACTGCTTCAGCCATATCAATATCTAAGTTTTTAGCAGCATTTAAAGCTTCTATTTCTAATTCTAACGAATCGATTTGATCTTCAGCAATTTTAGCTGGTTTATACTCGTAATAAGTTTTGTTTACTTCAGGATGATATAATGATAATAGTTTTTGTAAAACTGTTTTTTCTTTTTCAACAAACAAAGCACCATTTCTAAAAATAATATGTTCTAATCTTTGATCGCCTTTCATTTCATCTACAAATACTGTTTTTTGATTTTGACAATACTTGAGTTCTCTTTCGTAACCTTTTTCTTCATCAAACCAGTAAACGTTTGCAGATTTTATCATTTTAGATAAAGGTCTTTTGTTTCCTTTTAAATAATAAACTCTATCTTTTATTTCCCAAGTTGGTTTTTTAGGTTCAACTTTTTTAGGTTTTGGTGTTTCAA